ATTGCTGTGGTGGAATCCCCGCCAGCGCCGTTACGTCTGGTGAACCAGTCGGATCCGTTGTCTGACGTTGATGCTTGCAACCACCACCGTTCACGGTTCTCTGTACCGGAAAGTTGCTCGCACCTGTGATGGTGGAAGTGACCGGTGACCATCAGTGTGACTGCGGACAGATACGAATTGTGGAACGCTGCCTTTGCGAAGAAGCTGGGAAAGTTGTCTGGTCTGCCTACCTGGTGGCCGTGGATGCAACCGAGGACATGGGAGCCGTCACCGAACACGTCAAACGCAAACCCTTCGTCTTTGGGTTGCGGTATCAGCCACTGCTTCACCGGTAAGCCCACCTCGGTGGCGAGCCTTCGCAGCTGTTGCAGGATCACAACACCCCAATCGTCTTGACCAGGGTTGCCCACGGGCATCTTGTTTAGTCGGAACTGGCAGTGATTAGACGCTACTGAGCCGTAAGTTATCGGTGCATGCTTTGACGCGATTTTGATGAGATCCCACAGCAGGGCGCTTGCCAGGTCAACTTGTTGCATAGGTGACAGCGAGTTACTCACAGCCTGCTCCATGTCCGCCTTGTTGTTCACACCCTCGATAACATCACCCATGTCCAGGATGACAATGTGGTCGTACTTGCCAGCCTTCAGGCGTTCGTCGATGCGGGCGAACGAGGTTTGGATGCGCTGCACAAGCTCCTCGGTGGAGCCCCTGCTACCGGTCTTGCCGACCTGGAAGTCTGCAGGGCAGATCACGAAAGTCTTACCGGATTTCACCGGCTTAGGTGTCTTACTCTTCACACCCTTAGCCTGACTGTAAAGAGTAGGGAGGTCGAAGTCTGTGACCTTCTTGCGGAAGTGGAACCGGTACGCGGTCAACCATTCCCCATCCCAGCGTTGCCACTGTGACGTTCGAGGAGTACCCACGATCTCGTATTCGTCAGGGCTGTACCCTCGGTCAGCGAGGAACTCATCAAAGTTAGGTGGCTCTGTCAGCCCCTCCGTTGTCGCTGTACCCTCGTTGCCGTCGAACTCCAGTGCAGGCCGGAAACCCTTTGGGGCTTCAACCTTCTTCGCTGGTTCAAGATTTTCCAACATGGTTCAACCCTATCTGCAGGAGCACTCTTGGCGGCGGTGCTTACGGAACGCACCCTCACCGACTTGGATACCTCTGGCCACAAGAGCCTTAGCAAGGTGAGCATCTTTCCACGCCACCTCATCGTTGATAGCTTTCTGCAGAATCTTCTGATCTGATTCCTCAAGCCCGTTCATGATCGTGCGAACCTTGCAAGGTCTGCGCGAATCCGGTGCCACCATATCTTCTAACATTCACACCCCTATCTGTGTTTGCCTCAGTCTATTCAGGAAGGTCTAAAAAGTCGAAGCTTTGAAACGCCGTGTGTTCAAACTCGGCTAACTCGTTGACGCGCACAAAACAGCCTGGCGGTCTTGCGTCAGCGTAGGACTTCCATGCGAGCACCCGCACAATCTGGGAGTCATCGTCAAACACCACACCCGTCAGCGCGTCACCCACGCCGCGGATTAGCTTGTCCAGATCGGGTGGGACGATCGGTTGCGGTCTTTTAGTCGCAGAAATGGAGGAAGGCCGGTCAAGGTAGAAAATAACTTCCAACTCGACCGGCCCTGAAACCTGCGCCCAAGCGTCAGCCTGGACAGCAAGCTCGGCGGCAGCCTTTACAGCTTTGCGCCATGCGGGGAGATACTTAGAGGACTCGACAAAACGGTTATTGCCGACACTCTTCTTAGACCCCTGCGGTGCAGGTCTGCCCAAGACATCGAAACTAATCTCCACGCTTTCTAGCGTACCGGTTGCCCTTAGAGAAAGACGCTAACACTGTGAGTGTCAACATACCGCCGAAAACCCAACCCATAACGGTCACAGCGTTCAAAGGTGACTGATATGCGAGGAGCATAAACGTGGCAGCCATTGCGGTCAACAGAATCCGCGCGAACGTTTGCATTAGAAGGGTGCGCTTTCATCGATGTGGCCAGCCTGCCCGATGGTCGCTGTGGGCCATTGACCCATGATTGCCGCCTCGTTGACCTTCGACCCAGCAGGGGTAATCGTTTCTGCCCGCACCTTCACAGCTGACCCTGTAGATCCATCACGCTTTTCAAACGTGGCAGTGCCAGTGATGCGGCCTTGAACCGTTACCTGTTTGACACCCTCAAGGGCTGGGCGCTTGTCCGTGGTGATGTCGTACACGGTTTTGTCTACGGTTTCCCACTCATCTTGATGGTTCTTCTTGCGAACATCAACAGCAACCTTCAGGGCTACACCCCAGGAAAACTCTTTGACATCGTTCAACCATCCCGTCACAGTAACCTTTGCTTCGTTTCTCTCCATCAGTTACCCCTTCTCATATCCGATAATGTGCTTGTGATTACAGCAGTCAGTATGACCGCAACTTCTGACACCAGGAAAAACAGGGTTCCCGATGTCATCCACAGGCGTAACCTCGTCTGCTGCGAAGTGACCCGCCCACGGAATACATTTCCCATGCTGAGCAGTGTGAACTGTTTGCACTTTTGTTGCCCTGCACGACTGGCAAATAATTGTTTTACGTCGAACAGAATTGACATGCCACTCAATACCGCAACGCTCACATTGAATCCTTGGCATCTAAAGAATCCACAGCAATCTGCACCAACTCATCCGAAAAATCATACTCTCTCGGCCGCTTAGCTGCTCTAATACGCGCCCGACGCAAGTCCTCAATTTCCCGCCACTTCTGGCCTACTTCGTCAAGATGCCCAACAAATGCAACCCAGCGGTTATGTTGCTGATATTTAGCAACCCTTCGATTGTGTTTTCTTAGCAGTCGATAATGGCTAGGCGTGTGAAACTTCTCCAGCATCAAAGCATCTATGTCGATGTCGAGTTCATCTGCCCAGTTCACATCAGTCATCCTGCTTCCCTTCCATCAGTAACCCATCTAACCGTTGTTCAGCAACAGCACAATACTTAGCACTCATCTCGCTCCCCACAAAACGCCGGTCATTCAATACCGCCATCTTCGCTGTAGTCCCAGAACCCATAAACGGATCGTAAACAACAGCACCAGGCTCACTCCAAGTCAGTATGTGATCTTCAGCAAGCTTCTCAGGGAAAGGTGCAGGATGCTTCACACCGTTAGTAGAAGTGACATACCGCCAGATATTAGTGCGCGGAGAAAACTCAGGCACAGGGTCAGTCAGCTTCCCACTGTAATCCTTATGGCCCGCCCACTTATTAGGCTTATCACAAATCAAATCAGCCCTTACCTTGCCCTTCGCAAACACAAACATATACTCAAATATTTGGGTGTACCTGCTGCCTGTCCTCTTAGCTGGAAAGGTGCTGGAGTTCTTTTCATAAATCATCGTGTCATGCAACTTGAACCCAAGCTCCATGAAATGTAACGCCTGTTTGAATGAGGAGCCGGTCTCACTACCCTTTACGACAGCATCACCGATAACCCACACCAGTAACCCCTCCTCATGGGTGACGCGATGAAGCTCAGCTGCGATTGCAGGGAAGTCGAACTCATAGCCTTCATACTCACGCAGATCGTCATATGGTGGTGAGGTCACTGTTAGGTTCACGAACCCATCAGACATTTTTTCCATAGTGTCCAGGCAGTTTTCGTTGAAGATTGTGTCAAGCATCCTTACACCTCCCGAGAGAAGTCGAGCATGAGTGAATAAATAGCCTCAACGCGGTTGCGAGCGGAAATCCTCTGAGCCTTAGCTCCTTTGACAGTTTGGGTAGACCACTTAACACTGTCTCTGAGTCGTACGTGAAGCGTAGAGCCGTATGGCCTGTAGTTCGATGCAATTTGACCAGAGACCCAGCCGATGACCTGACCATTGACAGTGATTCGATAGTTGCGTTCTGACTCTTTGGTTATTGTCACCTTGTCGGCTGTGGTGTTAGCAATATCTTCAATCAGGCCAATATAGGCGTTGGTGCGGCTGGGCTGTTCAGTTCGCTTAAGCGAAGTTGCCATGATTTTCCCTTTCGTTTGGCTTGCTAATTAGAGAGAATAACCTTGAACTGAGAGCTGGTCTTCCATCGCTGCGATAGAGCGTTGAAAGTGCTGCATGTCGTTCGCTGATTTCTCCTCCGGCATCCACTGTTCCAAGTCCATCCTG